TTATGACTTTTATAAAACTGATTGGAAATATCTTAACAACAAATCTACAAGAGGATTAATTAATGATATCAAAGGTGTATTAGTACCAGCTGGAACAACATCAGTATACGATCAAATTCTTGGATCTAACATTAGAAGACCTTTCTTACATATAAGATATAGAGCTTCTGAAGCGGATGATAGAAGAATGAAATCATGGATTACAGGTTCAGTAGGTGGAGCTGCAACATCTGGTGATGATAAAATGGAAGTACATTATTTATCAGAAAGATGTTTAGTAACTCAAGCTGCTAACAACTTCGTATTATTCAAGTAAGATTACTTTAAAAGTGTTGGGCGCTTCGGCGCTCAGCCCTTTTATTTAACATTTTTATTATATTATATTATGGCAAAAAAACAAAAAGCAGAGGTGGCTGTTGAGGAACCTGTAACGGTTGCCCCACCAAAAAAACAAGAACCTAAACAACAAGTTTGGGAAAGAAAAGATAGACAATATTTTTTATTAAATGAAAGAGCTCCATTAGTTTATATTCTTAAATCAAAAAACATTATGTGGTTTGATGAAAAAGTAGGATATGAAAGAGAAATAAGATATACTATAAATCAAAAAACACCTTTTGTTGATGAATTTAAAGGAGATGCTAGATTAGATCACATTATATTTAGAGATGGGGTTTTAAGTGTACCAAAAGAAAAAGTTGTTTTACAACAAATACTTTCTTTATATCACCCGGATTTAAATAATAAATATGCTGAAGTTGACAATGAAGCTGCAGCAAAATCTGATTTAGAAATATTAAATTTAGAATTTGAAGCAATGCAAGTTGCAATGGGGTTAGATATTGATCATGCTGAGGCAATTGTAAGAACAGAATTAGGCTCTAAGGTTTCAGCTATGAGTTCTCAAGAAATTAAAAGAGATTTATTTTTAATGGCTAGACAAGATCCTGGATTATTTTTAGAATTAGCTAATGATGAAAATATAAACATCAGAAACTTAGGTATAAAAGCTGTTGAAATGGGATTAATTATTCTTGAAAATGATCAAAGAACATTTAAATGGGGTAGTAATAATAGAAAATTATTAGTTACACCATTTGATGAAAATCCTTTTTCTGCTTTAGCTTCTTGGTTTAAAACTGATGAAGGAGTTGAAGTCTATCAATTAATAGAAAAGAAACTTAAATAGTTACTTATAGTGGTTAGGCCGCTATAAGCGGCTTAATCATTATATATAAGATTATGGCGATTAATGTAAATAAAGTATATAGAACTGTACTTTCTGTATTAAATAAAGAAGGTAGAGGTTTTTTAACACCCGATCAATTTAATAGGATTGGTAGACAAGTACAATTAGATCTTTTAGATCGAGCTTTTTTTGATTATAATAGAGCTGTAACAAAACATTCTGCTGGTAGAGCTGTAAATGACTATGGG